AGGGAAACCGTATTGTTGTTGGGGAGTCTAGCGTCTATCCTTCTGCTATTCTCAAGGATCCTGACAAATACTTCACCCAAGAAATAATGGATAAATTAGATGAAGCTGCTGCGAAGGAATTTCGTTATGGCAACTGATCTAAAAGATTATATTAAAGTATATGATGAGATGTTTACTAAAGCATTTTGTGATTCTGTAATTGAAGGATATAACAACGCAAAGAAAACAGTTGTTGATCGTGAACAAAGACCATCATTTACTGAGGTAAATATATCACAGAGGTATCTTGCTAAAGATCCTCTTTGGATGAGTATACAGAAACAAATTCAAACTGTCTTTGTTGATTGTATACAGTTGTATATGAATTCATTACAGGTTGAGGTTGATTTTCCTGCTAAGTATTCATTTGAAGAATATCGGGTAAAGTATTATAATAACAACGGTCATGATCAATTCAAAGATCATGTTGATGTAGGAGATCATAACTCTGCTCGCAGATTTTTAGTTATGTTCCTATATCTCAATACAGTTGAAGTAGGTGGACAGACTATGTTTCCTAGATTAGGAGAATCTATTTCTCCTCAGACTGGTAGAGTCCTTATGTTTCCTGCCAACTGGCAATATCGACACGCAGGTTTACCACCTGAGTCTGATAACAAATACATTGTTGGAACTTACTTACATTACCTATGAATTTAGAAGTCACAATTCTAAGTAATCTTCTCTATAATGAGAAGTATACACGGAAGGTTCTTCCTTTCTTGAAAGCAGATTACTTTACTGATCGTTCTCATAAGATTGTCTTTCTTGAGATTCATGAGTATGTAAGTCAGTATGATGCACTACCATCTTTAAATGCACTTGGTATAGAATGTCAAGAAAGAAGTGATCTATCCGAAGATCAATTTAAAGAAACAGTTGAGGTTTTAAATGTCCTTTCCAATGATCCCTCGGACTACGATTGGCTCGTGGATTCTACAGAAAAGTGGTGTCAAGAGCGTGCGATCTACCTATCGCTTATGGAATCTGTTAAGATTGCTGACGGTCAAGATTCCAAGAAAGATAAAGGTGCTATTCCTTCGATACTTTCGGAAGCGTTAGGAGTATCTTTCGATCAGCATGTTGGTCATGATTACATGTCAGATGCAGAGGAGAGGTATGAGTTCTACCACCAAAAAGAAGAGAAGATTCCGTTTGATTTGGAATTCTTCAACAAGATTACAAAAGGCGGTCTTCCTAACAAGACTCTCAATATTGCTCTTGCAGGTACTGGTGTGGGTAAGTCTTTGTTTATGTGCCATGTTGCTGCTAGTGCTCTCTTACAAGGTAAAAATGTTCTTTACATTACTTTAGAGATGGCAGAAGAAAAGATTGCTGAAAGAATAGATGCTAACCTTTTGAATATTCCTATTCAAAAAATAGTTGATCTTCCTAAAGTAATGTTTGAGAAAAAGATATCATCATTAAGTAAGAAGACACAAGGTAAATTAATCATTAAAGAATATCCTACAGCATCTGCACATGTAGGACATTTTAAATCATTACTTAGTGATCTTGCCTTGAAAAGAAGTATAAAACCTGATATAATATTTGTAGATTATCTAAATATCTGTGCCTCACAGAGGTATAAAGGATCTATAGTAAACTCATATACCTATGTTAAAGCGATTGCTGAAGAACTCCGTGGTCTTGCAGTTGAGACTAATGTACCTATCGTCTCGGCTACTCAGACGACTCGTGCTGGCTTTGGTAGTAGTGACGTTGATCTTACTGACACGAGTGAATCCTTTGGTCTCCCTGCTACTGCTGACCTCATGTTTGCTCTTATCTCGACTGAGGAACTTGAGGGAATGAATCAGATCATGGTCAAGCAACTGAAGAATAGATACAACGACCCTACTATGAATAAAAGATTCTGTATAGGTATTGACAGAGCGAAGATGAGATTGTATGATGTAGAGGAGTCTGCACAAGACGATGTTATTGATTCGGGACAAGACGATGATAAAGTTAGTCTTGCCAAACGTTTCAACGTTAAAAAATCATTTAAAGAACTAAAGTATGATTGATTTTAAAAAGTATACTGAATTCGTAGACGCTGTTACGTCTGAAGAAAGTAAATATGGTGGTCATTTTCAAGATCGTTTAAGAGATCTATACTCTAAAGACTTTAGTAGTCATAGAGCATTGACTGCTGCATTAGGACTATCTGCTGAAGCAGGTGAGTTTACTGAGATAGTAAAGAAGATACTATTCCAAGGTAAACCAGTTACTAAAGAAAATCTATTTCATATGAAACGTGAACTAGGTGACATCATGTGGTATTTTATCCAAGCATGTATTCTCTTAGACACTACACCAGAAGAGATCATTGAAATGAATGTAGAGAAGTTGAAGAGCAGATATCCTGGTGGAGAATTTGATCCCCACTATTCTGAAAATCGTCAGGAAGGTGATGTATGAGCGAAAGAATTACAGTTAAAGATTTTATAGAAGTTGGTGAAGAGTTCTTTGACAAGTATTATTACGTTGCAAGAGAACTAGGTGAAGATCCTAAACCAGAAGAAATACTAAAAGTTATGGATGCCTTGACTGCTATTGTCAGATACAATAGATCTAATGAAACTAAATCTGTTGGATTTGCTACAGAAGAAAAACAAGTTACTAGACATTCTAACCTAGATGCGTTAGACTAAACGCATGAACATATTCGTTACTTCCCCAGATCCTGTTGCATCGGCACAGGTTCTTCCCGACAAACACATTGTCAAGATGCCCCTAGAAACTTGTCAGATGCTATCCATTGTTGCATCAGAAAAGTGGGGTCATGGTTTTGGTGTTCTACCTAAGGTAGATGGTTCACCATACAAAACAGAGAAAGGTGCATTCCGTAATCATCCTTGTACTATCTGGGCACAAACAAACTTCCGTTGGTTGATTGACCACGGACTTGCTTTATGTGCTGAGTACACGCATAGATATAATAAGACACACAGTTGTCAATATACTATTGAGTGTGCTGATATTATATTTGATGATTGTCCTCCTCCTACAGACTTTGCTTTCGCAGGTCCTGATCAATTTAAGTTTGATAAAAGCATTGACATCTTTACTGCATATAAAAGATACATTGCATCTAAACCTTGGGTAAAGGATAATTATCTTAGAGATCCAACACGCAAACCAGAATGGGTATGACTACATTAAAAACTGAGAAGTTATTAAAAATACTATTAACGGTGAAGCGTAAAGCAAAACCGAAGTATCCTCCTACAAGGAAATCCTACAACATACACACATACGGATGAAAAAAATTTACATTACCATGATTTTATCTGCAGCAGCATGGTGTGGTGTAGCACAAGCATGTAGTCCTCCCCTAGATGGTAGTGAGTTTACTTGTCCAGATAGTCTTGATGATGTGAAACTACCAAGAGAAGAATTAAAAGGGGAAATAGATATATGGAATGTAAATCATCTCATGAGTATAGAACATATGTTTATAAGGAATGCAAGAAGACAAAAGATGGAAGAAAATATGACTCAACCAGTTGATGCTTTAGATGCTGCACTACAAAATTATAATAATAACCTAAATAATTAGGTGGAGACCTGCTGAACTAATGGCAAAGAATACAGACTTAGCAGATGTAAATGAGATTTACACTGCTTTTGTATTAAATAAGAACAAATTTCCTGACTCTGCATCAGAGGATCAGTATAATAGAAAACTAGCACTGTTAACTGAACAAGAAGGTTTACAGCAGATTGGTCGTGCAGTTGTCATGGCAAAGAATTTTTTAGCGTGGGGAAGGAGACATGGATATGAGGGTGTTCAAAAAGTATATTGGACAGCAAGACCTGGTTTTTCTTTTAAATCGGTAGTAGGTGTAGATGTAAATCAAAAGAGGAATCCCACTGATGTTCTAATTAAGTTTAGGAAAGGTGGGTTTCTTGGTTTATCTGCCAAGTCAACCAAAGGTAGAGGTGACATTGCATTTAAGAATCCTGGCGTAGGTACTGTAGAAAAAGATTTGAATATAAAATTAAATGATATTAATAAAGAAGCAGTAAAAATAATCATTAAAGATTATAACCTACCTCAATCAGCAAGTAGTAGAAAGGCAGCACTGCGTAGTAATAAAGCAACTAAGATGATAAGTGAAAAGGTTGGTCAGGCAGTTCTAAATGAAATGAAAGATCTTATGTTAAAGAAAGTAAATAAACTTGACCAAAGCAAGAGAAGGGATTATATTATAAAGAGTTGGATTGATGCGGATGCAGATTTGTATCCTCCATATGTCAAAGTAACAGGTAAAGGTAGTAAATCACCTTATACTGCTGACGTAGAAGATCCTTTAAACAATCCTAAATTAAAAGCATTGCTTGAATCTAAGATTACTTTTGAATCAGTTGGTAATGAATCCATTGGTGTCAAAGCAGGTACTAAAAAAATTCTTAAGATGAGGTTTAAATATGAGTCTGAGAAACTAGCAAGTAGTATGAAAATGTCTGGAGATCCTTGGTAGACACTTTATAAACTGGCACACCTATACTCATGGACTCCACTCTAGAGTGTTATAATAATGGCATAGACACAGATGCCATGCCCAACAAACACCTCGACCATCTTGAAGATTTGATTCTCTATGGTCGTAGGGAAGCAACAAATGCTGTGAATGAGATAATGAACGATCCCAAATTGTCTGTCAAATGGGATGGTGCACCTGCTATAGTATTTGGAACTGATCCTCGTAATGGTAAGTTCTTTGTTGGCACAAAGTCTGTATTCAATAAGATCAAGGTAAAAATTTGTTATGATCAGACCGACATTGACACGCATTACAAAGGGGTTCTTGCAGACATCCTTCGTTTATGTTTGCATCATCTTCCTCGTATCGGTGGTATTGTTCAAGCTGACTTCATCGGGGTCAGTGGCGGTATGGTTTATCGTCCTAATGTTGTGGAGTATCGCTTCGCTCAAAAGACTTACGGCTCTATTGTCCTTGCTTGCCATACTGGTTACACAGAAATATCTCCTGATGCTATTGGGTACGGTGGGATTAATATCTATGGTGAAGATTCTTGTCACTTCTTAGGAAGTAATGAAGCGGACGCACATATCACTAAACTACCAGATTTTAATTGGATAAAGTTCTTACTCAGGGTTGCACGTTGTAAGATTCCTAGTGCAAAAGTAAGACCATTTATCTCTAAACATATCAACTCATTCATTCGTGCGGGCAGAATTCCGCGTCCTCAGGAAATGTATGACTCGTTAGATGATAAATATAAGTGTGAGATCAATGTTACTACATTCAAAGTGTGGCATATGCTCTATGAACTCAAAGAACGTTTACTAGAAAACATAAAAGTTACTGGCAGCGTTAAATGCTACATAGATGGTAAACCTACAGAACACGAGGGATTCGTTACTGTTGCGGAACACCCTATTAAAATTGTAGATCGATTGACTTTTAGTAAAGCAAATTTTAATCTAGATAAAAATTGGACGAATGAAAAAATTTAGTGCTTTCCTAGACGAAGCAGCAAGATCATTTGCTGCAAAAGCCGCTGAAAAATTACAACTAACTCATGTAGGATATGGAAAGTATGCTGATGCTGCTGGCAATGTCACGCATATGAGTAAGGATGGCAAATTAATTAAATTAGGATCAGATGAACGAGGAACAGCAACGCAAGCAGGAGGAGAAGAAACTGCAAATGGCGAGGGTCAGGTCGATCAAGGTAGCATATCTATTACTTTTGGAAGATTTAATCCCCCTACTATTGGACATGAAAGTTTAATTGCTAAAGTAGCAAGAGAAGCAAAGGCAAGCGGAGGAGAGTATAGAATATATCCAAGTAGATCCCAAGATCCTAAAAAGAATCCTCTGGATCCTGGTACTAAAATCAAGTTTATGAAACAAGCGTATCCAGAACACGCTAATGCTATTCAGAGCAGTGAAGATATGAGAACTATCTTTGATGTATTAACTGCTATTGATAGTGAAGGATACAGTTCAGTTAATTTAGTAGTTGGTGGAGATAGAGTTAGTGAATTTAATTCACTAGCAACAAAGTATAATGGTAAGTTATATAATTTTGAAGATATTAAAGTAACTTCAGCAGGTGACAGAGATCCTGATGCTGAAGGTGTAGGAGGAATGAGTGCATCTAAGTTGCGTAAGGCAGCAGCAGAAGATGATTTTTCAGCATTTGAAAAAGGAATTCCTAAAGTTTTATCAAAAAAAGATAAAGAAGCCCTATATCTTACATTAAGACAATCAATGAATGTTACAGAGTCGTTTGACGATTTCGCTGAAGCATCATATGATCTATATGAGATTGCTCCTAAGTTAGATCCTCAAGGTCTAAGAGAAGCATACTTTGATAAAGAACTTTTCGCAGTAGGTACTTTCGTTGAAAACAGCAACACAGGGATCCTTTCTAAGGTTGTTAGTAGGGGTAGCAATTACGTCATCAGTATTGATGAGCATGATAATATATTTCGTTCTTGGTTAAAGGACTTGGTAGAGAAAAATGATAGGTTTGGTTTTGATTGGACACCTGCAGGTGAGCAAGGAACAGATGAACTTGCCAACTATATGCGAAGAATGACACCAGGAGAGTTCATTAGAAAGATAAATAAAAAGGATAAGGTTACTACAAAAAAATGAAAGGTTTAACAAGAAGTGCATTTGGTGAAGATTTGCCAGATATGTCTACAGCTTACAATGAAATTTGTAGGTTAGAAGAAGGCAAGAAAAAAAAGTTAGATCCAGTTGGTAAAGAAGACGGAGACGTTGACAACGATGGAGATAAAGATAAGAGTGATGATTATCTTTTAAATCGTCGTAAGACAATTAAAAAAGCAATGAAGAAAGGTCACGTTAACGGTGAAGAAGATAAAGAAGATAATGTTGAAGAAGCATATACTGTAACCAATGCTGACAAGAAGGGCAACACACCTGCATATAAGAACTTTAAAGCAGGTATGAAGGGTAAGGATGGCAAACCTTTGTATAAGGCAGCAGATCACATGAAGGAAGAAGAGATTCATCCTGATGATAATGCTCTATCACCAGAAGAACTAGAGAAGGTAGCACAACTTTCTAAAGAATGGGATGAGAAGATGAAAGAAGAAGCACTACCAGAAGGAAGTGCGTACGGTATGACCAAAGGATCAGGCACACCATCAGGTGCTATGGCAGCATTTGCAAAAGCACCAAGAATGCAGAAAGGTGCAATGGCATATGATGGTCCTAACAAGGCAGCAAGTGAAGCAAAGGATAGAATCCTTGCAAAAACAAAAG